AAACTGAATACACACGCTATATGACAATTGGCGTAAAATAGAACACCTACCTTAGGACCCTTGTGGTTTTGGTGTGGCCGGCTGCTGGCCCAAAAGGAGTAGGAGTCGTGCCCGAAACTTTTGAAAGTGAGCTCTACCAAAATATCGTTGACTTTTTAAAATAAACCTGTATAATAATAAAACTTATACAGGAGAACTCAATGTCAAACAGTAGAATTTTTAGTGGAGCGGAGCAGGCTAAACTTACCCAAGTGATCAACGAAGGCATGCAGGTCATGATGGAAATTGAAACCTTGACTGGTGGTCTCAATGACACAGTCAAAGCCATTGCCGAAGAAATGGATATCAAACCCAATGTCCTCAAGAAGGCCATCCGATTGGCACACAAGAGTGAATTTGGTCGTGAACAACAGGATCATGAATTGTTGGAAACAATTTTGACTTCGGTGGGCAAAACATTATAAATATTGTTTTCAAAAACAATCGAGTCGTTCACGTTACGAACATGAATCATGGTCAACCGGCCATAAACGGAGAAAAATTTGAGTTATGTAGATGCACTATTTGATCGTGACCACGATCGTATTCATGTAGTTGAACGCAAGGATGGTCTAAGACGCTATCAGGAATATCCAGCCAACTACATTTTTTATTACGAGGATCCTCGTGGTAAATTTACCAGCCTATTTGGCACGCCTGTCAGCAGATTCAGCACACGCAACAACAAAGAATTTCGCAAAGAAATTCGCATACAGAGCAGCAAGCAACTGTATGAAAGTGATATCAATCCAATCTTTCGTTGTTTAGAAGAAAACTACAAAGGTCAAGACGGTCCCAAATTAAATGTAGCGTTCTTTGACATTGAAGTGGACTTTGATCCCGAGCGTGGCTTTTCACCAACTACAGATCCATTCAATGCCATCACTGCTATTTCAGTGTATCTACAATGGCTAGAGCAAATGGTTACCTTGGTTGTTCCGCCCCGGCACATGAGTCGTGCGACTGCGGATGAGATTGCCCAGGAGTTTGAAAACTGCATTGTGTTTGACAAAGAAGAAGAAATGTTAAAAACTTTCTTAGATCTAATCGAAGACGCTGATGCAATATCGGGTTGGAACAGTGAGGGTTATGACATACCTTACACAGTAAATCGTGTCACTAGAATTCTTAGCAAAGACGACACACGACGTTTTTGTCTGTGGAATCAATATCCCAAGAAGCGTGTGTTTGAACGCTTTGGTGCAGAAAATGAAACCTACGACTTGATTGGTCGTGTGCATATGGACTATATGCAATTGTATCGCAAATACACCTATGAAGAACGTCACAGTTACTCATTAGATGCCATTGCTGAATACGAACTGCAAGAAACTAAAACAGTGTTCGAAGGCACCCTGGATCAATTGTATAATCAAAACTTTAAAAAGTTTATTGAATACAACCGTCAAGACACAATGATTTTGGCCAAGTTGGATCGGAAATTAAAATTCTTAGATCTTGCCAACACACTGGCACATGAGAATACTGTGCTACTACAAACCACCATGGGTGCTGTGGCTGTAACCGAACAGGCCATTATCAATGAAGCACATGAACGTGGCATGGTTGTTCCTAATCGCAAAGAACGTTATAGCGATGAGGATACCCAGGCCGCAGGTGCCTATGTTGCATTTCCAAAGAAAGGCATACACGAGTATGTGGGATCTATTGATATAAACAGTTTGTATCCTTCGGCGATTCGTGCGCTAAACATGGGTCCAGAAACTATTGTAGGACAACTCCGTCCCGTAATGACTGATCGTTACATTGGTGATAAAATGCGAGGTGGCAGTAGTTTTGCCGGAGCATGGGAAGGTTTGTTTGGAAGTTTAGAATACGAAGCAGTAATGGCTACAGAGCCAGGCACAGAAATTACTATCGACTGGAAAGACGGTGAAGAGTCAGTTCATAGTGCCGCCGATGTATGGAAGATCGTTTTTGATAGCAATCGTCCTTGGATGATCACTGCCAACGGTACTATCTTTACCTATGAAAAAGAAGCGGTTATTCCTGGATTACTAAAACGCTGGTATGCCGAGCGTAAAGAAATGCAGGCCAAACTTAAAGAATGTAAAAATCCAGAAGATGAAGAATACTGGGACAAGCGTCAACTTGTTAAAAAGATTAACCTTAACAGTCTCTATGGTGCTATTCTTAATCCTGGTTGTAGATTCTTTGACAAGCGTATTGGACAGTCCACAACTCTTACTGGTCGTGCTATTGCCCGGCACATGGATGCTCATGTAAATGAATGTATCACTGGCAAATATGACCATGTGGGTGAAGCAATCATCTACGGTGACACAGACTCCTGTTACTTTACAGCATATCCAGTGTTGCAAAAAGAGATAGAAGCAGGCACCATGCCTTGGAATCGAGAAATTGCCGTTCAACTGTATAACAGTATCGCCGATCAAGTCAATGACAGCTTTCCAGGTTTTATGGAAACTGCATTCCATGTGCCACGCGAGATGGGTAATGTTATCAAAGGTGGTCGTGAGATTGTAGCCAGCAAGGGTTTGTTTATTACCAAGAAGCGTTATGCTGTCATGTATTATGACAAAGAAAACAAACGTGTGGACACACACGGATCACCCGGCAAAGTCAAGGCCATGGGTCTTGATCTTAAAAGGTCAGACACACCCAAGGTTATTCAAGAATTCCTAAGTGAAATTCTCAACGAGGTACTAGTTGGTACAAGTCGTGAAGATATCATTGAAAAAATTCGCGAGTTCAAATACATATTTAAAGAGCGTCCAGGTTGGGAAAAAGGTAGCCCCAAGCGTGTGAACAACTTGACCAAGTATGGCAAGGAAGAAGAACGCTTGGGCAAAGCCAACATGCCCGGACATGTCAGAGCCGCACTGAACTGGAACAATCTGCGTAGGATGAACGGCGACAAGTATAGTATGCAGATTGTAGATGGCATGAAAACTATTGTGTGTAAGTTGAAACAAAATCCACTGGGATGGACCAGTATCGGTTATCCCACAGACGAAACACACCTGCCACAATGGTTCAAAGAACTTCCATTTGCCGACAGCGAGATGGAAGCCACAGTAGTAGATCAAAAATTAGACAACTTGCTAGGCGTATTGGATTGGGATCTGGCCAGTGCCACCAATACAGAAAACACTTTCCAAACCCTGTTTGAGTGGTAACATGAACCTAACTGAATTAATACGTCTACATAATCATTTAGAAGAGCTGACTATGCAGGATCTTCAATATGAATCTAGCAATAGATTCGAGTTGATCATTGACCGTGTTGATGTACCACAGGCCGGAGTTGATTCAGGATTTCAACAAAGACTCAAAGAAAAAAATCATGCGTTACAATCAGTATTTGTTAGCATTGATGAAGAACTAACCGATTTAAAATCAGAGGTAGAACAATCAATTGCCGATCAAGGCCAAACATGGCTACATCGAAATTATACCGAATATGAACGGTACCTTGAAACCAACTATGCACAGACCGAAGACTATCTAGGATTGCATCGTAATAAACCATTGCGTAGAGATGCAGATACAGAATCAGTGTTGAAGAGTCGTGTGGCCAATTACTGCGATTGGAAGCATCCGGCTATGATTATACATCCGATGCTAGAACCATTCGTACACGAGATGACGGCCAGCGATCCATTGTATCTGGTCGACGAAAGTCATTACTTGTTAGACCCTGTCATACAACAATTCAATCCAGTTTATCAAAATAGACTGCGTCCATATACAATTAAAGAATCATTTAATCATCCAATTTTAAATCGATTGCCCGATCAGCAAATTGGTTTTTGTTTGATCTACAACTATTTAGATTATCGTCCGTTTGAGTTGGTAAAAATATATCTTGAAGAAATTTATCAAAAGCTGTTACCTGGCGGAGTATTGGCCATGACATTCAACGATTGTGATCGGTATCAAGCCATGCAGGCAGTTGAACAAGGCATCACCGGCTACACGCCGGGCTTGTTGGTCAGAGGCTGGGCCAACTACTTGGGATTTGAAGAAATATTTTGTCACCAAACTGGTAGCCCTAGTGTATGGATAGAATTTCGAAAGGCCGGACAGTTGTCGTCACTGCGTGGTGGCCAGAGCCTGGCAAAAATATTACCTAAACCCGTTGCAAAATCTAAATAACCACTGTATAATCAAACACAAGGAGAATTACATGAAAGATCATTTACTAGACTTAGTAGAACACACATTGAAATTGGGTTGCATTGACCTGGTCAAAATCACCGGCGACGACAAGTCCACGGACATCTTTGGCGTAGCCGAGGATCGTAGTGTAGTGGTAGAGGGCAAGTATGCCAATCCAGTTCCGGAATTCATTGGCTTGTTTGGCATGCCAAACTTGGCAAAACTTAATATTCTTTTGAACTTGCCAGAGTATAAAGAAGGCGCTGGACTTAGTGTTACAAAAAAAGCCACAGGTGAACCTGATGGTATTAGTTTTCAAAATGCCACCAAGGATTTTAAGAACACATATCGTTTTATGGCCAGTGAGATTGTAACTGAAAAAGCCAAGACCGTTAAATTTAAAGGTGTTAATTGGCACATTGAATTTGAGCCCACTGTGGCTGCTATCCAACGTCTCAAGATGCAAGCACAGGCCAATGCTGAAGAAACCAATTTCCAGGCCAAAACTGAAAACGGTGACCTAAAGTTTTTCTTTGGTGATCACAGCACACACGCCGGTAACTTTGTATTTCAACCCGGTGTAAGCGGAACACTCAAACGCACATGGTCGTGGCCAATTAAAACTGTAATCAGTATTTTGGATCTAACCGGTGACAAAGTCATGCGTATCAGTGATGATGGCGCAGCACAGATCACAGTTGATTCAGGCTTGGCCACTTACACATACATTATTCCAGCACAAAGCAAGTGACCCAAGATAACTTAACCGCCAAGCAGAATGATTACGCTGTGTTCTTGCCAGCTATATCGGGCTTTTATGCTACTTACATAGGCAAACAACGTGATCCGGTTAATGGTCCTTATGTGGATCCGGCACGTATGCCCAAGGGCATGAAAGACATGGAACAGATGAATTGGCTGAACAGCGCCAAAGGTCTGTTTCCATACCGGTGGAGTTTGTATTCAGGTGGTCATGCCAATTTAGATCTAAACAAGCAAGACTGGTCCGAAGACATGGTGCGTAACCGTGAAGCTGGCACAGTGATGTTGGGCGACTCGGGTGGATTCCAAATTGCCAAAGGCCTGTGGGAAGGCGAGTGGCGCGATCCAACTAGCGCAGAGGTTCAAGCCAAGATGGCTGAACTCCGAGCCAAAGGTATTGAACATCGGCCAGATCTCAAACCTGACGGCACACCCAAGCATGATAAAAATGGCAAAACCAAGTATATCAAGATTGATCATGCAAAAAATTATCAAAACTTGTTGGATGCCGCACAAAAGAAACGTGAAGCTGTGCTTAAATGGTTGGATGGTGTTGCTGACTACGGCATGACATTAGATATTCCAACCTGGGTCATACACGATAAAAAGGCCAGCGATGCTTGTGGTATCACTACCTTGGATGAAGCTGTGGCGGCCACCAAATATAACAACGACTACTATATGCGGTACCGTAAGGGTGCTCGCAATGGTGGTATGAAAGTGCTGAATGTGTTACAAGGTGCCAATCATGCTGACGCCGATCGTTGGTATGAAACCATGAAGCACTACTGTGACCCTAACATCTATCCAGACACACACTTTGATGGTTGGTCAATGGGTGGTCAGAACATGTGTGATGTGCATCTTGTATTGCGTAGACTAGTGGCATTACGGCACGATGGCTTGCTTCGAGAAGGTGTTCATGATTGGATGCACTTCTTGGGCACAAGTAAACTAGAGTGGGCTGTGCTACTTACAGACATTCAGAGAGCCGTAAGAAAATATGTCAATCCTGCATTTACTATCAGCTTTGATTGTGCCAGTCCATTTTTAGCAACTGCAAATGGGCAGGTATATCATCACATTGATCTACCCCATAACGACAAGTGGTGCTATAGAATGAGTCCCATTGTGGATGATAAAAAGTATAGCACAGACACAAGACCATACGGACAGGCAGTGGTAGCAGATAAGTTGGTTGATCATTTTGACGAAAGCCCGATCAGTCTACAACTGCAAATGAAAGACATTTGTTATTACAAGCCCGGTGATCTAAACAAGATCGGTAAAGAAGGTAAGACATCGTGGGATAGTTTCAGTTATGCCCTGCTGATGGGTCACAATGTATGGATGCATTTGGAAGCAGTTCAACGTGCCAATCGTGTGTATGATTCAGGGTCGTTTCCTGCCATGATGTGGAACCAAAAAGGTGACCATGCCAGATTCAAAGACATTGTAGATGCCATCTTTGCCACACCAGATCGTGAGGAAGCCGAAGCCATTATCGAACACTACGATCGTTATTGGATGGACATTGTGGGAACTCGCGGCTTCAAAGGCAAAAAAGCCAAAAACGCACACAGCCAATTCAATGCGTTATTTGAAGAAGTTGCGGTTGACGACGAAGCCCAAGATAATATACAATTAGATGAAGACTTTAGCCCGGACCAACTGGCCCGATTAGATCAACTAGAACAAGATCAAACTCGATGAATAGAGATGGACACACAGACGTCAGTTTCTTTATAGGAACTGAAGTTGAACATACCCCTGCCTTTGGCCGACGCACCTTATTTGTGGTGGGCTTACAAGATAGCCAAATTGTCAAACAAGAAGCCATGAATAATGATTGTGAACACATTTACTTTGGTGCCAATCAAAGTTTTCCAGCATTGGCCATCAATGATGCAGATGCCTGGCGTGATTGGGAAATGATGATACAAGACTGCTTGGACGACAAATGGCTATGCACTCTCGATTTAGACCACGCACAGGCCGAAGGCTTACTAGAATCCGGCCTAGTAGAGTCGCACGATTTTATTCCAATGATTTCGGTCAAACTGCCTTACATTCGACAATTTGGTTACAATGCTACTCTCAAACTGGACGACAAGGACTTTGCTGCTACCAACCCCGGAGTGTGGTGCTACAGCCTACACGACTTACAAAACCGCGACCGGTTTACAGACTGGTCTAAATATACCAAAGATGAGGTAATAAAATGATTAGATGGTTATGGTCAAACTTGATGAAATGGGGTTGGGATTTTAATCGCGACATTAGAGGATTTGAGGAAGAGCCCAAGGTTCGTCTAAGAGGACGCGGTGCCGTGCCTAGTTCTCTCGCTATATGTGATAATGAAGGCCCTGTCATTGACCTGCCGGATCCTATTAGGTTCAGTGTGCAGGCTGTTAATGGTGGCACCATCGTTGAAACTCGTTGGTATGATCCAAAGAAAGATGAGAGCCGTGTTAAACTTCATATCGTCACCGCTGATCAAGACTTGTCAGACGCGATTGGTAAAATTGTAACTATGGAGTTATTGCAAAGATGATACAGGAACAAAGAGAAACCATTGAACGTATTAAAGCCGCCGCGGGTCGTCAAATTTGGGTCACATTCCGCAAGGAAGGCATCCACTGCTACCCAGCTGCCGCAACTGATCCACAACTGGCCACTGGCGACGAATATGATGTTGGCTTTTTGGCCAGCCCTCATCGCCACATATTCCATTTTAGAGTGTCAATCGACGTGTTTCACAACGACAGAGATATCGAATTCATTCAATTCAAACGTTGGTTGGAAAACTTATACAAAGACGGTGTTTTACAACTCAACTACAAAAGCTGTGAAATGATGGCCGATGACCTGTATGTTCAAATTGCTGCACGTTATTCCGGTCGTTGTGTTATAATCGAAGTGTCCGAGGACGGTGAAAACGGATGTTCAATCGCTTATAACCTCACCCGTCCTTCTCAATCAATTGTAATTTAAATGAAAATATTGATCTGTGGTGATAGTTTTGCAGCAGATTGGACTGTTAAATATCCAGGCCAGGGTTGGCCGAACATGCTGTCGCAACAACATGAGATTGTTAATTTGGCACAGGCTGGATGTAGCGAATACAAGATTTTAAAACAACTTGAATCAGCAGACTTAAATACTTACGATCGAATTATTGTATCACATACAAGTCCTTACAGGATCTATGTCAAACAACATCCGGTGCATTACAATGATATATTACACAAAAATTGTGATCTGCTATATGCAGATATAAAAGCACACTCTGTCAAAAATAAGAATCTTGTTCCTATTGTAGATTACATTGAAAACTATTTTGATCTTGATTATGCAAAAGACATACATAGATTGTTGTGTAAGGAAATTGAACAACTGCTTGAATCTATTGCAGATCGAGTGATCCACATTGCCAATATTGATTATAAAACCATTTATAGTTTTAAAAATATGATCGATTTTAGCAATCTCTTTGCATCTAACGGTGGTTCTACCAATCATTATGATGCCAAAGGCAATGAAGAAGTATTTAAAATTTTATCAACCTCCCTTAAAAGGAACTATCATGGGTAAATCCCAATATCGTACAAATCCTAGAGCTCTTCAAGCATTTGAAGATTTATCAAACTACTTGGAATTCTGTCGTGATTACGGCTATAGGTACCGAGAGGAAGACTTGTATAATTTCCGCAGTTATGCCTGGCAACAATATAATAAATTTGCACAGGGTAAACATGCCAAGAACATGTGGGACGAAGATAGCCGCAGATTTGCAGGACAACGTCGCTATGCGTAAACTATTCTACATGGGACTTGAGAGTTATGAGGCCCGCTACACACTACAACTTACCGAATGGAATCGACGTGTGTTTGATCGTCGTGGATTAGACATTGTTTACGTTCCTGGCACTACTATTGACAATACACAAAGTATCAGTGTAGGACAAGTGCTGGATGCACATGGTCGCAGTTACTTTGGCATGAGCCAAATGATGAATCTAGTTCAAATGATGCGTAATGGAGAAGTCACACATGAAGATGTTATCTACTTTGAAGACATGTTTCAACCCGGTATCGAGAGTCTACCTTATATTATGGACCAGATTCCTCAAAATGCTCAGCCTCGCGTGTTTGTTCGCTGTCTTGCTCAATCCATTGATCCTGATGATTTCGTACATGTATGGGGTATGGCGCGATGGATGGGACTCTACGAACAAATGGTTAATGAGTTTGTTACAGGAGTTCTCGCCACGAACGAAGAGATGGTTGCTCATATGCGGATTGCTGGATGGACTGCTCCTATATATAATATTAGCGGCCTAGCATTTGGCAAGGCAGAAGTGCTAGAGCGTATTGGTGGCGTTCAGAACATCAAGCCGTTTGATCAACGCAAGATGCGTGTGGGCTTTGCCGCAAGATTTGATCAAGAGAAGCAACCTGGCTTCTTTATGGATCTCATTGAAATGTATCATGCACAAGGTCGTCACAAAGACATAGAGTTTGCCATCTTCCAAGGTGGCCCATTACGCAGTAATAATCCTGAGTATGTGGCTCGTGCTCGTCAGTTAGCTAGTGAAGGCAAACTGACAATCTATGAAAACTTAACTAAGAACGACTACTATGCTCTCCTTAACGATACTCGTGTGCTGTTCAATTGTGCTCTGCAAGATTGGGTCTCGAACACTGTGTCTGAAGCAGATACCCTCGGAGCCAACGTTCTATATCCTGCTTATCGCAGTTTCCCTGAAACTTTTGCAGATGACCCTAACCGGCTCTATGTTCCCTGGTCAATAGATGATGCCTATCACAAATTGGAAAACTTGTTGCAGGCACCACATCACAATATGGGTTTGATCTCAGATTGGAACGATGGAACCATTGATCGTATCTGTGACATTATTGAAACTGCTGGTACCATTGTGGAAGGCTCTGCAGAATGCAAGGCTACCAAGTGGAATCGTTCAGGCAATAGATATCGTGATCATGTAAGTCAAGCAAAATATACGGTGAGGAAAATTAAAGGATGAACACCAAGTTATTGGTCACTGGCGGTTGCAGTTTTACAATGCCTGATGAAAATTCTCCTAGGAAATGGCCAATACAACTAGCTGATCATTTAGATGTGCCATTTATAAACACAGCCCTTCAGTCTCAAGGAAATGGAATGATCAGTAGAAAGATCATACATCAAATTACTGAGATTTTGAAAACCAACAACGCTTCGGATATTTTAGTTGGTATCATGTGGAGTGGTCCAGATAGACACGATTTTTATCTAAATAACAATGATAAAAATATTGATAATCATCCTGATTATCTCCACACAAGTTTATCACCCACTACAAATAAAAAATGGATTATACTAAATGCTCATTGGAAAAATCATTATGCCAAGTCCTATTACAGCACATTCCATGACGATATAGGTTCACTCATTTACACTTATGAGCACATACTTAGAGTGCAATGGTTTTTGAAATTACATAAGATTCGATACTTTATGACTACGTATATGGGAACTGTGTTTTATAATCAAAATAAGTTGTTTCAAAATAAAATCTTAAGACATGCTGATACAGCACATCTATACAATCAAATTGATCATGATCAGTTTTTGCCAATTAACGGACAATATGAGTGGGCTGTAGACACAGGATTACCATTTTTTCCGTGCAAGTATGGAGTTGATGATCATCCTACCACTGAGCACAACGAAAAATTTGTCAATGAAATTATTATACCGTTTTTGCTGAGAAAAAATTATATATGAGAGTCATTGTAACTGGTGGTGCTGGATTTATCGGTGGCGAAACAGTTCTTAAATTGCTAGATGCTGGACACAGTGTCTACGCAATTGATCGTGTCGTACCCAGTGAGCGGTTACTTAACTCGGGCGCCAAATGGCTCACCGGAGATTTCAGCGGCGATGTCGCGCTGGATTCAATTGTATTGTTTAATCCAGATGCTATCATTCATTGTGCTGGCACAAGTCTGGTAGGCCCTAGTGTTTCTGATCCACAACAATACTATGACAATAATTTTGTTAAAACTAAACGACTATTGGATCGGTTGATACAATACAAGATCAGTGCCAGATTTATTTTTAGTTCAAGTGCCGCAACGTATGGCAATCCTATCATGACTCCAATACAGGAAGTTGATCCTACTGAACCTATTAGCCCGTATGGCGAAAGCAAGTTAATGACAGATTGGATGTTGAAGAGTTATCATCAAGCCTATGGATTAGACTTTGTGTCGTTCCGTTACTTCAATGCTTGTGGGGCTGACAGTCAAGGTCGTCATGGACAAGCACCCGGTGCTACCCACATTATTGCTAGACTGTTAGAAAGTGTTCGCGACGGCCGCGACTTTACAATGTATGGCACCGATTACCCTACTGAAGATGGCACCTGCGTTCGTGATTACATCCATGTAGAAGATTTAGCTGAGGCACATATTGCGGCCATTGACCTTACTATCAAATCAGACATATACAATCTAGGCACTAACCAAGGCCATAGCAATTTACAAATATTACAAGCGGCATCTGCTGTGTTGAAACGAGACATTGCTTATCTACACGGACCAAAACGTGCAGGAGATCCAGCTCAACTGGTGGCTGATGCCAACAAATTTATGACCGCAAGCGGTTGGCAACCACGATTTGGATTAACTGATATCATACAACATGTATGGGCCTGGTATAGTCAATGAGCTTCAAAGCCTTATTTAATTTTGAATCAGCCTTGGCTGAATATACAGGTGCACCGTATGTGGTCGTAACCGACGGTTGCACACATGCTATTGAGCTGTGTATGCGATACGAACAGGTTAAAGAATGTCAATTTTCAGCTTATACATATATTAGTGTGCCAATGGCCCTGACGCACTTGGGTATAGAATACACCATGACTGACGAGGTTTGGACCGGAGAATATCAATTTCGTAATACACGAATTTGGGACAGTGCTCGTAGATTAGAACGCAATATGTATCGACCTGGCTCAATGCAGTGTTTGAGTTTTGGCTGGACCAAACCATTGCAGTTGGGTAAAATCGGTGCCATATTGTTAGATGATCCTAAAGCATATCGCATGATGAGTCGTCAACGAAGTGATGGCAGAGATCTAAATATCTCCTGGGTAAAAGAAACGGATTTAATAATCGGATGGCATTATTGTCCTACCTTGGAATTATGTGTAAAAGGATTAGATTTATTACCTGGTGTAGAACCAAAAGCACAACCTGGCATCTATCCTGATTGCAGAAAAATTACATTTAAGTATTGATTTAAATCTAAATAACTGTTATAATAGCAACAAGACTGGTCATCCACGACCCTAACTCGGAGAATAAAATTGACAGATGAAAACAACACAGCACTAGATGCTATAGCCGGAGACGGTGGATATCGCGAAGGAAAATACCTAGGCAATTTTCTTCGCTTCAAGATGAAGCGCGAAGGCAAACGCTTTTGGGCAGGCGACAACATCAGTGAATACATTGACAATGAACATGTCAAAGCACAACTGATTGACGAAGCCGCAGAAGCATTTGAAACAGTGCTAGATCGTCTGCTAATTGATCGCGAAACGGATCCTAACAGCCAAGGCACAGCAAGACGCCTTGCTAAAATGTATTTTAATGAGATAATGGCAGGAAGATATGAACCAGCACCCGATGCAACAGCTTTTCCAAACGATAGTGCGGATCGTTATGAAGGTATGTTGGTGGTTAGGAGTGAGCTTCGTAGTATGTGTAGTCATCATCATCAGCCTGTTGCTGGCGTTGCCTACATCGGAATCATTGCCGCCAACAAACTCATTGGATTGTCAAAGTATACACGTATTGCCCAATGGTGTGCCCGTCGTGGTACCCTACAAGAAGAATTGTGTAATGACATAGCTCGCGAGATTATGCGAGCCACTGACAGTGAAAATGTAGGTGTTTACATTCAAGCCACGCATGGTTGTTGTGAAAATCGTGGTATTATGGCACACAGTAGTTTAACACAGACCACAGTATTAAAAGGTAGTTTTGCCACAGACTCAGGTACTAAGAAAGAGTTTATGGACAATATTAAACTGCAACAAGACTTTGCCCCAAGATAACTTAAAGGAAATACAATGACAGATATTAATAATTTAACCGCAGTGGCCATTGAACGAGCTAAGTATCTTCAAGAATTTGCTGTGTTCCGTGACATGGACACGATTGTGTTTTCTGGCAAACCAGCACCATATTCGATTCGACACAATATGGGCGAACTAGCAGAGATTACTGTTCCGGCTATGAGTCAAGACGAAGCCGAATCTCGGGTAGATGCATGGTTGCAAGGACAACGGGTATGACCTACGTAGTCACAGAAGGGTGTGTTCTTTGCAAACACACCGATTGCGTAGATGTTTGCCCGGTTGATTGTTTTGTCGAAGGTCCAAACTTTCTAGCCATTGATCCAGATGGATGTATTGACTGTGCTGTATGCGTTCCTGAATGTCCAGAAGATGCCATTTTTGCGGAAGATGATGTGCCCAAAGACCAACAGCAGTTCATTCAAATAAATGCCGAGTTGGCCAAACTTTGGAAACCAATCGTCAAATCCAAAGCCGCTATGCCCGGTGCAACCGAATGGTCTGGTGTTGCCAATAAACTACAATATCTCAAGCGCGATTGACCCAAAAATAGTTACCTGCTATAATAATTGCATGACCAATTATTCTTAGAGTAACTATATGAAAAAATCACGTGTAATTAAACAGACAGCTATAGCTCTTGCTGTATCTACTGTTTTCTTACTTACGGCATGTGGAGGCGGTGGTGGTGGTGGCGGTAGCAGTTGGCCTGCCAACAGCTCTAATCCAATACTTAAACCCGATACTCCGTATTACAGTTCCGGCACATTATACAGATACGGATTTTCTTCAGGATCTCGTGACACTGTTCCGTTTAGCACTCCTACCCATGTCAGCACATTTAATCCGTATACCAGCGATAGTACCAAAACCGCAGTAAGTCAACAACATGTGGTTAACAACCTAACAGGCGATGGTGCTGACAATATGATTGTCACTGGGCGTATGAGTCAACCAGCTACCAGTGGTGAGTGGGTCAACAGTAGCATACAACTATTCACTTGGAAGGACGGAAGTTTTGTTAATGACACAGCCAAGTGGTTTCCTAACGGTACAAATTCAATCCTAGGTGCCGAATACACAGGCGTTCATTTTGCTGACTTTTTTAAGACTGGACGAACAGACATGTTAATTGTTCCAGCCACTGACATGAACTACTATGGACCTACTGGGTCTAGTCAGGCTTGGTTGTTTAGCAATACCGGAAGTCAATTTAATCTCAACACCATTGAGTTGGGCGCACAGGTTTGGGGACATGGTAGTACCATTGCTGATTTAACCAAGTCTGGATGGCAGGATGCTATTATCACTGACTACGGTCCCAACACCACATTCTTAATGAATAATCGTGTAAACGGATTTACTGTATACCAGGCCCGAGGTAACAACGATTTGTTTTGGGGTGCAAGTAGCATTGCAGCCGCTGACTTTTTAAACAACGGTTCAACACAACTTGTAGCCACCGACAGTAGAGCCTGTGTTGGTGCCACTGCCTGGAACGGATGTGGTGCCAGCACTACCAAAATGTATACCTGGGCTATAGACTCAACCACTAACAAACTCAGCATCAATTGGGCCAAAGACTTGCCTGCTCCAATATTGGGCAATAGTAGTCACAATTATCTGGTCATAAACTATGATTTTAATAGCAGTGGCAATCAAAGTTTGATCTTGTTTAGCTCGCCTGGTACCAGCGGTGGCGTAAAACAATCAGCTATACAATTTTTACAAAATGATGGCGCAGGTAATTTTACCGACGTAACCACCTCTATGGTAACAGGTTATAATACCAATACTTACGGTACCTATCGTCCACAATTTGTAGATCTGGGCAACGGCTTTAAAAGTATGATCCTAAGTGGAACTGACTGGTCTGGAACCGCAAACAGTAGCACACAAATCTTGATCAAGCAAAGCGCCACTGGTCCTTATGTGGCGGCATTCCAAAATATCATTACTGACTTTGCCAGTCAGGCCAACTTGGTAGCCAGTACCGTCAACAGTGGTAACCAGGTGGCTGTGGTCAAAGATAAAAGCAACAACCTATATCTTGTTAGCACACTACAATGGCACAACGATGCCAACAGCCCTATGCGGATGTCTACTTATTTGAGTCTAATAGGCGGTCAAGTCAATCCAGTTACCGCACAAACAGCGTTCAATTCTGTCAAAGCAACATGGCCATGGATGAGTTCTGCACAAGTAAATCAGGTGCTGGCACAAACTTCCAGCACATATTTAACCGACGCCGGTTCAGGCTTGGTATTGAATCCTGACAAATTATTGAGTCCAATTGGTTCATTAAGCATTGCTACCCGGGCAGGTGCCGTACCATTGAACGGTATAACCGGTGGTGTTGCTGGCGTCAACATGTCAGGCTTCAATCAGATGCAGGCGTTTGATTCCTTAGGGCGTAATTACAGTTTAAATTTTGCCACCTCAAATTCAGTTGGACCCAATGGTTATACGTTCAACACTGAACATATTGATCAATACAATCTTACCAGTCACACTGAATACATGTTGAATGGCAGCACAAATACAGTATACAATCAACAAGGCATGGCTGTGCGGCTAGGTGCTGAGAATCGCAATCAATCAAACACGATCGGTGCTCCGTTACTACCAAAAGAGTTTGGCGAACAATCAGTGAGTATGTATCCAAGGCCAAGACCAACTAACCAATGGAGTTTTGGTTTACCGGAAATTTATAAACGTGGTAACTTCTCTACTGGTCTACAGTTTACCAGTCTCAACACCAATCCATGGTTAAATTTCACTGGGTCTTTTGGATCTGTCAACAGCAGTAGCACCGTAGAACAAGTGATGACTTATCGAAAGGATAGATTCACGGTGCAAGGTGCACTGATGATGACCACTACTAATTTTAAACCTGGCATAATAACCAACGTAAGTCCAATTGTAGCCGGCTGGGCGGAAATCGGTTATCGATACAATGAATTGGGATTTGGCGATCTTGGTGTGTATGCGGGTGTAAAGCCGGTGGTATTGAGCGGAAATATAACAGCTACTATACCAACCAGTGTTGACAGCGCAGGCAATCCAGTGTATACTAACACTAAGATGGGTGTTGTGAGTCAAACCACTCCGTATGTTCGTGCATTATATACCGGTGTTATTGATCGGCACAATGCCTACAGATTATCGGGTATGGCTACACAGGACAGGCAATATCGTACAATGGCTGAATACAGATACACATTTTGATTCAAAAGGACACACATGGTTATTGAATGTATTTTTATCGGCTTCTTGTCGGCCATTGGGTGGTGGGGTGCCAACTATTACGTTATTACACCTTACTTGCCCGAACCTGTTTTTAAGGAAAAAAAAGCCGAAATTAAAACACCCGAGGTTGAACGTTGTGACGGAACTTTAAAATGTTTGCCAACTGAAACAAATAAATAGATTAATAAGGGAAAGACATAATATGACAGGACTTCGCACAGTAAATTTGCCACAAGAACGAATTATCCAACTGCGGCTAAAAGATGATTCAGTAATTGAATTTAAGTTTTCGCCCATCGATGCCACTAGCAATCGACTTTGGCAAATGTTTGCCACTACCGAGGCGCTTGACACAGTGGAACAATTGATCAAATCAGCTGATACGACCGATGCGACAGAAACCAAGTCGGCTAGAAAAAAAGCACCAGATAAGAAAAAGTAATCTCAGCGGCCTATCGGCATCGTCCCGCTTTACAAACTCCGCCGCCTATGCTATACTTTAACATAGGAGAAAAACAGCATGACAACATTAAATCCCGTAGTTTACAAATACACCAGTACCAAAGAGTACCACGACGCATTTCCATGTGCGTATAGACAATGGCGAGCCGACAGCCACTGCAACTTGATACACGGTTATTCGTTTAGTATGAAGTTTTACTTTGGCACCAACGAATTGGATGTGCGTAACTGGGCCGCCGACTACGGTGGACTCAAAGAACTCAAGAAGACATTAGAAGACCAATTTGATCACACCTTGATTGTGGCACAGGATGATCCTGACATGGAGACATTCAAGTTGTTGCAAGAGCGGAACATGGCCAAGATTGTCGTGTTACCAAAGCTAGGTTGTGAAGGACTTAGCGATATGCTTTACAAATATGTCAACGGTGTTTACATTCCTGAGATGTGGGGACCAGGTGAAGCGGCTCGCTTGTGGTGTTATCGTGTAGAAGTGCGTGAAACACAAAGCAACATGGCGTTCCGTGAAGGGCACCGTGAATGGAATGAAGACCTTTTCGCATAATCTTCAAGATCTACTCAACGAAGAAGCCCAGCTTTCTAACAAGGGACTGGGCAATAGCAAGGAACGTGTGCAACTTCATACTATGATTCGATTGAAACGTGGCTCATAATCACCGTGGTGCTTTGGGCAAGACGACTGTAGCACCAACACATTATCACAATGTCCATGGCGTATAGATTGTGGTGTATGAAAAGAATCTGGAGACTTTGGGCCAAGTCCTTAGGTGAAAAAACAGGCAATACTGATGCAGAAGCAGATCGTGTTGCCTGCATTCGTACCGTGATTGTGTTAATATACATCATCACAAACTTTTTTATAATTGCAGGAGTTGTCCGACATTGGTAATGAACAACAAATTATCACTGAATAAACGGCGCATATAAATATTCGCACTATGCCACATGAATACAAAATAGCAATCATATTACCCACTCGAGGTCGTACCAAGACACTGACACGCAGTCTCGTTGGACTGCTTGAAAAAGCCGCAGATCTAGATTCGATACAAGTGTTGTTAGGGTTGGACACCGATGACACAGCAGGTTTAACACATTTCAAAGAATCATTACAGCCGCAACTGGACGAGATGGAAGTTTCATACACTGCTATGACATTTGAACCACTTGGATACAGTCGTCTAAACGAATACATCAACACCCTAAGTAAAAATTCAGATGCAGACTGGATATTTTTCTGGAATGACGATGCCCTAATGGAAAGCAACAATTGGGATTTAGAAATTGTCAAGCGCACCGGCGAGTTCAAGTTATTGGCTGTGCATACTCATCAAGACCATCCTTATAGTATATTTCCTATAGTGCCTAGAGCCTGGTTGGATCTCATTGGGCATTTGAGTCTGCACAGCATGACCGATGCATGGTTGAGCCAAATTGCCTATTGCGTAGATATTTGGGAACGCATTGAAGTAGATGTGATTCACGACCGTGCTGACTTGACCGGCAATAACTTGGATGCTACTTACAAAGAAAGAGAACTGCTTGAAGGAAACCCTAGTAATCCTAGAGATTTTCATAATCCCAATATGACTCGGTTGCGTATGCAAGAATGCGAGATTGTTAACAATCATTTAAAAAGCATAGGAGTGGCTTCTGACTGGTGGGATCGTATCAAAACAGGCAAACAAGATCCTTGGGAAAAGCTAAGAGAAAACGACATCAACGATCAAATGCGTCAATTTACACTAAAGGCCAACTAATCAACATTATGAAAAAAACTATACTAGTAACCGGAGGCGCTGGCTTTATTGGTCATCATATGATTCGTCGACTGCTCAAACACGACGAATACAATATCATCAGCATGGATCGTTTAGACTTTTCAGGAAATCTAAATCGTTTACATGAACTAAGTCAAGAGTTTGGCACTGATGCTATGAGTCGGTTGCGAGTGATTTATCATGACCTACGTGCAGAGATTAATCCGCAACTGGCCGCACAGATTGGTCCAGTAGACCTTATTATCCATATGGCTGCAGGTAGCCATGTTACTAGGTCAATTGAAAATCCCATGTTGTTTGTGCAAGACAATGTGGTTGGCACCTGCAACTTGTTGGATTATGCTCGACGTTATTTGCCCAATTTGGAAAAATTTATCAACTTTGGCACAGATGAAGTGTTTGGTTCGGCACCCGAAGGCGTAGAATACCGAGAATGGGATCGCTATAATAGTCGTAGTCCATACAGTGCTACCAAAGCAGGTGCAGAAGAATTGTGTGTGGCCTATGAAAACACATTTGGCATGCCTATCTACTGCACACATACAATGAATGTGTTTGGTGAACGTCAACTGCCAGAGAAGTTTATTGGTATTGCCATGCGTAAGATTCTAGCCGACGAACCGGTTACCATTCATTGCGATGAAGAAACCGGTACCGAGAGTGGATTGCGTCACTGGGTTCATGCAGCCGATGTAGCCGATGCTACTATGTTTATCATGGCGTTGCCACACAAAGGTTTTCCACTAGCCGATGACCATGGTGGTGCTACGTGTCCTAAGTTCAACATTGTAGGACAGCAAGAAGTCTCTAACTTTGATGTAGCACAAAAGATTGCAAGGATTCTCGGTAAGGAATTAAAATATACTATGGTTGGTTACGACACACAACGTCCCGGACATGATTTCCGCTACGCACTCAGTGGTGAATATATGAAACGGCTGGGTTGGGAACCTAAGTATAGCTTTGACACTAGAATTGATCAAATGGTCTCTTGGACGTTAAAGAATGATCGCTGGTTAAAATTATGAATCACGTAACAGAAAATACACACTGTTTGGCCTGTGGGTCAGATGATATTCACACAGCATTAGATCTTGGCCAACAGCCATTGGCTAACAGTTACAGAGATTCGGCCGATGCAACCGAAGACCGTTATCCGTTGGCGGTAAGCCTTTGCCATGATTGTTTTCACTTACAATTAAATCACACAGTTGATCCGGCAATTATTTATAAAAACTATTTGTATGCTACCGGCACCAATCAAACCATACAGGACTATTGCAAATGGTTTGCTGATTTTTGTTTAGAGTCTTGTATCGGCGTTAGCAATGTGTTAGACATCGGCTGTAATGATGGAACACAACTTAACTATTTTAAAAAAGCAAGAAATCAACAGTTGCAACCAATAAACACATATGGTATTGACCCTGCTGAAAATCTTTTTCTCCGTAGCAGTGCCAGCCATTCAGTGATTTGTGATTTCTTTGGACCTGCTGCTATTGAAAAATTAAAACAAGTCAACTACGACATTATCATAGCACAAAATGTCTGTGCCCATAATCCAGATCCGTACGAATTTATAACTTGTTGTGCTGAACTAATGACTGACAACACTGTGTTGTTTATTCAAACTAGTCAGGCTGACATGGTGTTACACAATGAGTTTGATACAATTTATCACGAGCACGTTAACTTCTTTAATGTTAACTCAATGAGCCGATTGGCTCAACGTGCAGGGTTAAATTTAGTTGATACAATTAAA